ATGCATCAACATCACAGGTGAGTTGAATGTGGGAATGATGATTCGTTCGGCGTGTCTTTTATGGGGCTGAGAATTTTTACATCTTTGGACGAAAGAAGTTTGATAAGCGGTCCACCGTCGGGGCTGAGAAATACATTAATATCGTTCAATATACTTTTGATGACCCGATACACGCTGACGAATCCATCAATGAGCGGTTGGAATATCTGTTGAAGTGGAACAGTGTGGTGTTGTGTGAACATGGTGGTACAGAGATTGGGTCACACAAGGCCCGTCAATTGTAACAAGGAAGAACTGGAAAATCCCTTGTTCATCTTCGGTTCAGAAAGCCATGGATTACCCACGACCGTAGCAGACAATCCCCACTTTTACAAGATGAGTATTCCGCAACGTGGTGTTCTCAGGTCATTCAATGTGAGTGCCGCAATGAACATTATTGTATGGGATTATATTAAGGAGATGTATCTATGAGGACCAAGTTGAAAGAAGCATCACATATTGTTTGTTGTTCAGATATTCATGTACACCATTTGGTGTATCAACTTTCGTGCTGTGGCTGATGCACATTACCATACTGCGGCTCTCAGCGACTTTCTGATTGCCTCCATGAACTTCTTTGTCATCAAGAAGATTGCACATGGTCAGGACAACTTCCACCAATGGGCAGGGTATGCTTTGGGTAGTGTGGTGGGAAGTTATTTTGGTATCTGGGTGTCAGCAACATTCTTAGGAGGGTGACCGAATGAACTTGACAGAAGATGAAATGCTTGTTATGTTGAAGAAGGCTTATGTACGCGGCCAATATGAACACATGGAACAGCGGTATCGGCGTCCAGGTGATAGGGTGAGAAATTATCCTGTCATCAATATTCCCAATCACGTAGTGGAAGATTTAATTCAGGAGTGAACATGAAACCAGTAAGTCCGCGATATCCAACGTATGTCATCTATGAGGGATATGACCGAGCTCTTGCTTTGGAATCTGTTGGCAAGGGATGGGCATCTCTGATTCATGAGGTGTTTGATTACATGGAACAACACAAAGTCACCACCAAGGTGATTCAAGTCAAGGAGAAGTGGGGTGGTCTTCGAATCTACACCGACTTCATTGATGACGCTTTTGATGCCAAGGTGCGAGATGTAGAGAAGAAGAGCTTCAAGATGTGTGAACTGTGTGGAGCTGCTGGCAACCTTCGTGGTAATAGCTGGTACCAGACCTTGTGTGACACACATGGTAAAGATAAACCCATCATCAAGGATTAAAATATGAATGAAGAAATCAATTATAAATTCCATGAAGATAGAATTCTTCGTGAACTGCAAGCCTACATTGATAGCACCTATGATGAACATTATTCCAGAACCAAGTTTCAGGCCACGGAATTCATCATTGACGGTGGTCATGGTGTAGGCTTCACTGTTGGTAACATCTTGAAGTATGCACAAAGATATGGAAAAAAGAATGGGTATAATAGAAAAGACATCTTGAAAATCATACATTACGCTATTATATTATTACACATCCATGATACAGATGAACACAATACAACTGAGGAGTAACCATTATGAAGATTAGCAGCAAAACCCTTTCACTTCTTCAGAGCTTCGCACAAATCAGCAGCAATCTGCTTGTGAAGCCTGGCAAGAAGTTGGCAACCAGAAATGCTGTGAACAGCATTCAGGCACGTGCCGTGGTAGATGAAACATTTCCACAGCAGTTTGCCATCTATGATTTGAATCAACTTCTGTCTTTGATTTCTGTGTCACAGAATCCTGACATCGAGTTTGGTGACAAGAGCCTCACTATTCGTTCTGAGAACGGTGGTGAGATTGAATATTTCTATGCTGATGAGAGTCTGGTGACAGCGCCTAACGAGAATCCTCCTCAGCTCGAGGATGTGTACACGTTCAAGCTTACGGCTTCTGACATTCAGACCATTGTGAAGACCGCCAGCATCGTGTCTGCCACCATGTTGAACATCGTGTCCGAGAAGGGCAAGGTGACACTCAGCATCAATGACCCGAAGAACAGCACTTCTCACAGCTACAAGAAGCCACTAGGTGATTCTGATGTGTCATTCAATGTGAAGATGGCTATTGACAGCTTCAAGGTGGTGGCTGATGAGTACAATGTTCGTGTGGCGCACGCCGTGGCCAAGACTGGCAAAGTGTTGGTGTTCTTCTTTGAATCCACTTCTTCTGACTTAACTTATCTTATTGCGGCTGACTCTACATCTAAGGTGTAATCATGGAAGCCAATCGTGAGCAGTTTCTTTGGGTTGAAAAGTATCGTCCGCGGAAAATCAGTGATTGTATTCTGCCTGACAAGCTGAAAAACACATTCCAGGAGTTTGTGGACCAAGACAACATTCCCAATATGTTGTTGTCGGGTACAGCTGGTACAGGTAAGACCACAATCGCTCGGGCTCTGTGTGAAGAATTAGGGTGCGACTACATCATCATCAACGGCTCGGAAGAGTCTGGTATTGATGTATTGAGGACTAAAATCAAAGATTTCGCAAGTACAGTTTCGTTGGCCGGCAAGGTCAAGGTGGTGATACTTGACGAGGCCGATTATCTCAATCCTAATTCCACACAACCCGCTCTCCGTGGATTCATTGAGGAGTTCAGCAAGAATTGTCGGTTCATCTTCACGTGCAATTACAAGAACCGAATCATTCCTCCACTTCATAGTCGGACCACGGTGATTGACTTCAAGTTGGAGAAGGAGGATCGTCCGGTTGTGGCCTCCAAGTTCTTCAAACGTGTTCAGGAGATTCTGAACAATGAGAACGTGACGTTTGACCCGAAGGTGGTGGCAGAGCTGTTGAACAAACACTTTCCGGATTATCGTCGTGTGTTGAATGAGATGCAACGCTATTCAGCATCAGGCACCATTGATGCTGGCATCTTGAGCAATGTGTCTGATGCCAACATGAAGGAGCTGTTGGTGGCACTTCGTGAGAAGGACTTCAAGAAGATGAGAACCTGGGTGGTGAACAATCTGGACAATGACCCGAACGTGTTGTTCAGAAAGTTGTATGACTTCCTACTTCCTGAAGTGGTTCAGGTTCCTCAGTTGGTGTTGCTGTTGGCTGACTATCAGTACAAGGCAGCCTTCGTGGCTGATGCTGAAATCAATCTGGTGGCTTGCCTGACAGAAATCATGGCCGCCTGTGAGATGAAGCCATGAGACTAGAAAACAAAAATCAGTTGTCAATAAAATTGACTGACAAACAAAAGGGTGACTTTGCAGAACATAAAGCTATAGAATTTTGGACACTCTGCGGGTGGGAAGTATTTGAAGGCCCATCTGATAGTGTTTGTGATAGGATTGTTCGTTCTCCAGATACAGGTGAAATGTTATCTATACAGATTAAGTATATCTCTAAGGATACATCACACGTGGAAACTTATTCAACTGGTTCTGGGACTATGAAAGGTGGGAAAAGAAAAAGGACGAACTATGCAAAACACAATATAGATTATATTATGGCTGTGAATCCACACACGGAACAGTACTATCTTTATCCAAAAGAATACTACGAAAATTACAGTTCATTGACTCCTTCTCGGCACCCGGGAGTGTCTATTCCTACAGTGGAAAAAACTTTGGAAGAGATTAGAAAAACTCGGCATAAAGACCATCTTGCAACCTTGGATTCAGTTTACCATGACTGAAAAAAATCTTGATGGAGAAATCATCAAGGACTGGATTGTGGAAGAGTACAAGATGCCGAAAATCAGTCCTTTTGATTTCGTGAATGCCATTCATTACACTAAGGAGAATCTGATAGTGGATGAATGGAGTGAGAAGCAGTACAATCCGTTTGTTGTGAACAAGAGTTTAAGTTTCGGGGCTGACACGGTGATTGCAGCCAACGAGATGAATAGTCGTCCCCATTTGGAGAAACGCCTCCAGTTTGATTTCCTTATAAATACCATTAGACCTCGCAAGAGATTTAATAAGTGGTTGAAGGCTGAAAAAGTCGAAGACCTTGAAGTGGTGAAACAGTATTATCATTACAATACTGAGAAGGCACAGCAAGCTCTGAGGATTCTATCACCTGACCAACTAAATACCATTAAGGAACGATTGAACACAGGTGGATTGACAAATGGCACATGACTTAATTAATATTCCCGGAATTCCAGGATACACTCCTTTGGAAGTGAAACTGGTGAATCAAGATGACTTTCTAAAGGTTCGTGAAACATTGACACGTATTGGTGTGGCATCACGCAAAGACCAAACGTTGTATCAGAGCTGTCATATTTTACATAAGCAAGGCAGATACTTCATTGTTCATTTCAAGGAACTGTTTGCACTTGATGGCAAACAAGCTGACTTGTCTGACAATGATTTGCAACGCAGAAACACTGTAGCCCATTTGTTAGAAGATTGGGGCTTGGTGGAGATTGTGGATGCTGATATGTGTGAAGATACAGCACCATTATCACAAATCAAGGTTCTGGCTTTCGGTGAAAAGAAGGATTGGAATCTAGTAGCAAAATAT